CCAACAATGTCGGCAACAACAGAACCGCCCGCAGTGAAGCCAATCGAGATGTTGGGGTTGCGGTTGAACTCAAACCACTCTGCACCAACTGCGCGACCTTCATAGCCACGCAAGTATTGCTGAGCAATGGACTGAGTCGGATTGAAGAGGGTTGAAGTGTTGTCTACGAACGAACCCATGTCGAGCGGGTCAACGTAGAAACGCATATCCATCATGTCACAATCAGAGACCGCAATGAGTGAGCGAGCGCGCTGAATATCAGCTTTGGACAAGGAAGTTCCGCTTGTGCCTGTTGCCAAAACCACGTTTGGAGTTTGGTTGATCGCACGACCGAAAAGATCTGCGTCCATATCCACACCTAGCTTTTTACCATACTCAGTGGCGGTTCCCTCAGCGTTAGACCAATTTTGCAGGATCTCAACGGAGGAAAGAGAAATCATGTTGTGACGTTGAATTGAAGTCACCAAAGTCTCTTCCAATTGCACAACATCGGTCGCGGTCGCCACTTTGCCCACAGTAGTAGTGGTACGCTGAGGCTTCATGATCCGCATCCATTGACCCTCTTTAATCCCGCCTTGGGCTTCGGAGTTGGAGTCGAAAGTGTGTTTGATGGAGCGAGTAAAGCTCAAACCATCGTAAAAACCTGCGCCCACGGGTGCTTTGAGTCGGTCGAGAACCTTAAAGGAGTTAGGCATTATTTAATCCCTCTTTTTTGTCGCCAATATGCCATCGGGTCACTATCGGCAGTTGTGGTATTTGCACCGCTCGATCCACGCTTAATCGGTGGCGGTGCTTGGGTTGTTTTCGGTGCTTGGCTAAGACCATGCTCAAGCCTTGCAAAAAGTGACTCGCGCTCACTAGGTAAGGCGCGGGCAAGAACGAGCGCATCTTGTGGATGCTTGGCTAAGTGCAGAGTTATTTTGGCTCCAAGCTCACTCTCAACAAGCCTTTGGGCTAGGTCAGCATCCCAAGCAAGTCCGCTTTGTTGGACTGCTTGAGTGATAACCTGAGCCGATTGTGCAATCTGTTCGGGAGTGATCCCGAGCACTTTTGCACGTGCGTAAAAAGGCTTCACAAGCTCTTCTTGTGCTTGTTGAATCTCTGCTTGGACTGCTTGCGTTGTTTGTTGCAATTTGGAGCGATGCTCCACAACCGCATCAATGTACGCTTCATCCGTAGCAAAGCTATCGCGCTGAGGCTCGGTCGCTTGCGCTTGGAATTGGAGTTGCTTGAGTTGGGCTTCAAGAGATTTTGCTTTAGCGGTCTGCTTGGCAATCGTCTTTTGATACCCGTGTTCTAGCTTTTCCTTTTCCTTGGCTAGCTTCTCCTTGTCCTCAGCCAAAGCCTTCAAACGCTCTTTGGCTTGCTCAAGTGTAAGCTCTTCCCCTTCTGCTTCGTTGGATTCACCGCCAACTTCGGCTTGCTCGTCTTGGGTTTCAAGATCTTCATTAGTGCCATTATCCTCTGCACTCAAGAGGCTTCCGTTTTGGTCGAGTTCGGTCTCATTAGCGTTTGGATCAAGCACGCTCTGCTCCTTTGTGGTTCGAGATGATTGCAATTTTAGTCGGCAATATCGACCCCCTTGAAGATTTCACTTCCACCTTTTACAAGAGTCGGAAGATTCACATCCTCGGGATTTTCCTCTAAATTAACATTTTTTGCCGATTGATTCACTGATTCTGATCGGTTTTGCCGATCATCTTCATTTTCATCCTCGTCTTCATCCTCTTTTTCTTTTTGGCTCATGGCTTTTAAGGCTTCATTGACCGCGCTTGAAATAAGGTCTTTTTGTTGCAAGGCTTGGTCATTTTGAATCTTCATGGACTCGATTAAAACCTTGACTTGGTTATTCATTTCCGCGATCTGAAGTTTCGTTTCGTTATCATCCTTGGAGCTTTGCAGTTCATTTTGCATTTGACGAATGATCTCGACAAATTGTTGTAATTGCCCTTCCATCTGTGCGATCTCTTCCTCATAGCTCGCCTGCACCTTTTGCAATTCCTCAACGGGGACTTCTGTGCTTGTGACCTCATCGGCAAAAGCGGGGTCGATTTTGGCAAGCGATTTCAAGGCATCGTCTGCACCGATTGCACCACTATTTTTAAGCAGAGCCTTGGCGAATGGTGGAACATAAGCGGGGTTAATTGTTCCAAGAGTGGTCATCATGAGATTAAGCGTCTCAAGCCCCTCTCTGCGCTTTGCTTCGAACGATGGGCCACTAGCAACCTTAGTCTTAATGTATTTCCGCAGTTGTGGCTTTAAAATCTCCGCAAGATTAAGCGTTACGACAACCTTTTTACCCTCCTGATTGGTCAAGACAAATTCGCGGTCGGTGTCGTAAACCATCGGCATCAAGTCAATCATCGAATCGGCAGAGTAGGAAATGGCTTGATGCAAATTCGCATGGTAGTGAGCTGTCGGAATCTCCCCTTGCTCATTCCGCAAAAAGACCGCTTTGCCAGAGTCATTCGCGCCAATCGCATTCCCTAGCATCTCGGGGGTAATGCCGATGCTAAGACCCATATCCTGCATCGCTTGCAAACGAGAGTTCATACTCGGAGCGGTTTGTGCGTTGTTGTCAGCCCGTTGCGGTGGGGCAATCGGCACGCCCGTCTCGGGGTCAATGTCATTGTACTCTAGCTTGGAGTATGCAACTCTGTTCGCATCATCCCATTCGTCATGCCCTGCAAAAGCCCGCTGTGAGCCAACCCAAGGAGCGCGGGGAGCTAGACCACTTACTTCTAACTCATTGTTTCCATAGTAGTTTACAAGTTTTTGACTTGTTTTAATCCAATTTGTTGCACCCGTGAAATAGACTCGTTCATTTTCAGCAGGGGAGACTCGATCGCCGATCACGCGAATAATCCCAAGGCTAGAGATAGGCAATTCAGTCTTTTCGACCAAAACCGAATCAACAAACCGCCACACACGAGAAATCTTTTTTTCCATGCGTCTGCGTTGAGCGGGAATCACATTGACTCCATCGGTCAAAACGCGGTTCTGCGGGTCGTAGTAAATGCCCTCGGGGATCTCATCGGCACTGAATGCGCGACCATCTTGCAAAAAGAATTTCCAATACTTGACCGAAGCACGCTCAAAATAAAGAACCTCGGGGACGAAGCCCTTGGTGCATTCTGTACGCGATCCGATATTGAGGTTGTAGCTTGAGGACTCTTTCGAATCGCCAATCTCTTGTTCTGCTTGTTCTTTGGGGATTTCACCCACATAAAACGCAAAGCGACCATCACTCCCGTCAGGAAGAACGGAGGCAGGGTCAAAATAAACCTTGGTAGGGTCAAGCACCATCTCAACACAGATTTTCTGATCAATCCCATCATCATCTGCATAATCGCGTCCAAGCATCCAATAACCAACACCGCCAATTACCGCGCATCTGAACGCATGGAAATAGGCATCCTTGGCTCTCGATTGATCCTCAATGTCCGCCATGACACCAACAAGCAAATCTTGCAAATCAAAGCCCTCGGGAGTCTGTACACCGAATGAGGCAAGGTCGATTTGCGGTAGTTCGATTGTGGCTCCAATGGGGTTGATTAGATAGGGATTGCAAATGCGGTTAGTGTAAACGTGAGTAAAGTTCATGACCTCACACGGGCGACCCGATGAGATCCGCAAAGCCTCGACCCCATCATCCCATTGCGCGCCATCGTTAAACCGCATGAGCATCTTGGTGTGTTCGTGTTGCTCGCTCCAATAGTCTTTGGTCTCGCGGTATCTTTTGCCAATGTGCGCGATTTGGTCTTGCTCATCCATAAAATCCAACTTTCCGTTTGGGTTTGCTTTGCTCTAATTTAGGTCTTTCGGCAATAACTAAGGGGGCGAAGGTCATGCTCAAGGCATCAGATAAGTCGGGCGATTTCCCACCGCGCTTTTTAAGATCCTCTTTTGCCTCCATGAGCCACCGATTCTGCTTGTCGTGCTTGTACTGAAGTGAGCTTAATTCTAGCCTTAAATTGCGATCGTTTGGGAGTTGACCTAAATCCCTAATCCAATCACGCATTAAGAACCAACACTCAGCCCTCATATTTGCGTAAACATTTGGCTTGCGCGGGGAATGCGCGCCATTGAATAACCGAAGCTCAAAAGCCCCATCTGCAACACGCTTTAATCCATCGTAAACACCCGCTCCAACACCGACTGAGTCAACAAAGAGATAGTCAAAGCTCACGTTGGTATGATACGAGCCGACCCGCTCGACAAGCTCCATAAGATCGGGAGTCTTCCATCTTTCCATTGCCAAGATGCGATTACCCTTACGGATCACAAGAGCAGACCAGTCGTCACCACTTCGCGCCACATCAAGCCCCGCCACAATTGGAGCATCGAGTTCAACGGGTTCGCGCAAAATAGCCGATGCGACAAGATTATCGGGAATCAAGATGTTTGACCCTTGATCCATTGGCTCACCTAGCCAAATCCACCGATAAAGGCTTGGATCATGCTTCGCGTCATACTCTGCCTCTTTAATTAGAGCAGGGGAGATAAGCGGGTTCTCATCGTAGTTGATTTTGGCTATGTACGAATCTTCCCTTGGTGCAGAAACAAAGCTCCAAGTGGGATCGCTTGTAAATCTTGGGTTGAATACAATCCAAATTTCAGAAAAGGTGGCGCGAATTGTGGGAGTGAGGAATTTCCAAGATCGTTCGCTCACGTTCTCAGCTTCTTCCACAATCGCCACATCGTAGGCTTCCAAACCTTTTAAGCGGGTCGGATCGGGATAGAACCCCTTGAAGATTACATGGCTCCCCGTGCGTTTACAACGGATTTCCCCATCAATGCAAACAAAATCATTTGCTAGACCGAATTGGTTGATCTTATCCACAAAAAGCTGATAGCTGGATTCCTTGAGGCTCTTTTGAATCTCCCTTAAACAAACGATCCTAGTTTGATAAGTGTGCATCAAAAAGATTGCAGCCTCAGCAACCGCATGGGATTTGCCTCCACCTCGACCGCCATAGAATACCTTATAACGAAAACGACCCAACTTCACAAGCGGGTCGAATTTAGGTGAGAAAAAACCAAACTCTACTTTTTCAATCTTCGGCATTTTGTGCAGACTCGCGGAAAGAAAGAACTTTTGTGGTTACTTCACCGCTTAGCTCGATTGAAGACTTATCCCCATAGGAATCTCTAAATCGAACCGAAACCGCTTTGCCCCAAAGTACCCCGTTAAACTCTTTAGACCAAAGCCCACTTTGCATTTGATCCTCAAACCATGCCTCAGCATAAAGCCTCGCACGTTCCATTGCGTCAAAAAAATTTGGGTACTGCTCCATCCAAAGATAAAGGGTTGGCTTTGAAATGTCGAGAGCTAAGGCGATTTGAGCGTAGCTTTTACCCTCTTTACCAAGCTGAATAACAAAGTCGCAGTATTCGTCTTTAAATGGAGTTTTCGGTCTTCCGCGCTTCAATAAATCTTCAGGTCTTTTTCTTGGGGTAGCCATATTTAGCCTCAGCGAGATTATGTGTATAGTGCCACATCTGCACAATTCAAAGCTATAAAAAAAGACCCACTT